ATCTTGAAGCGTGAAGTCATCAAGGGTCGTAACTACGACCTCTTGGTTTGCCCGGAGTGTTGGGACCCAGATCAGCCACAATTGCACTTGGGCGAGTTTCCAGTAGACGACCCACAGGGTTTGCGTAATCCCCGTCCTGATCGGAGCTATGTGCTGTCAGGGACAAGCGGGTTGCAGATCAATGTGAACGGTGGGACTGGGCCTACGGGCACGGGAACTGTGGAAGCGGGTAGCCGAATCTTTCAGTGGGGGTGGAGCCCTGTGGGGGGATCATCATTTTTTGACGCGGCCCTCACACCAAATAACTTGGTTTTGAGCGTGCAATTGGGTACAGTATCGGTATCAACGACATAAGGAGTCGAAATGGACACGAAGACAGTGAAGAAAATTGCCGACAAGGAAGTCATGGCGCATGAAAAACGCCTGCACCCCAGTGCAAAAAAGATGGCTGCTGGTGGCAAGACCAACTCCCAGATGCTTAAGTATGGGCGTAATATGGCCAAAGTAATGAACCAGCGTAGCCCTGGTCGTGGAGGCTGATATGGCAACATACAAGGTACCCAAAAAAGTGGCCACTGTGGTTGTTGGCGAAGAGCCAGCAAAAGAGACGATGCGTAAAGCAAACGTGTCTGTGGCCAACACGCGCAGCCAAGACTATCCCCCCACCAAGACCAGCGGCATCAAAATCCGTGGTACTGGCGCGGCTACTAAAGGCTTGATGGCCAGAGGCCCAATGGCATGAACTACACCGAGTTGTACAACACAATTCAGTCGTACACCGAGAATCAGTTTCCGGATGTATACCTTGCGAGTGGGAGTACTGTGTCTGCCACGACACAGATCAATACTTTCATCACGCAGGCTGAACAACGTATATACAACTCGGTTCAGTTCCCCTCGCTGCGAAAAAACGTAACGGGGGTAACGTCTACGGGCAACAAGTACTTGTCGTGCCCCGGCGACTTTCTTTCCACATTTTCATTGGCGGTTGAGACTGTTGATGGGCAAGAGTTCTTGCTCAACAAAGATGTGAACTTCATCCGTCAGGCGTATCCCAAAGCCACCGATACAGCAACGCCCAAGTACTACGCGCTGTTTGGCCCAACGACCTCAAACGATGCGTCTCCTGTAATTACCAACGAGTTGTCGTTCATTCTTGGCCCCACGCCAGATGCGGTGTACTCCGTTGAGTTGCATTACTACTATTACCCCACTTCCATCACCACGGCGGCTTCTGGCCAAACATGGCTTGGTGACAACTTTGACAGCGTGTTGCTGTACGGTTCTTTGGTTGAGGCGTACACCTTCATGAAGGGTGAAGTGGACATCATCACTGGCTACAACCAAAAGTACATGGAAGCTCTTGCATTGGCCAAACGTTTGGGCGATGGGCTTGAGCGCAGTGATGCGTACCGCAGTGGGCAGTACCGCACACCCGCACTGCCACAGAATACTGGGGTTGTGTAATGGCGTTTACGGGCAACTACAGTTGCAACACTCTTCGGTCAGGCTTGATAAACGGGTCGTTCAACTTCTCGTCAAACACCTTTTATCTGGCGTTGTACACCAACGCAGCCACGCTTGATGAGACCACCACTGCATACACCACGACTGGAGAAGCCTCGGGTGGCAACTATGTTGCTGGTGGGCAAATTGTCACAGCCACTGTAGGTACGGAAACCACTTCCGCTGGGAGCATCGTGTTCATCAACTTCTCGTCCCCTGCTTGGACGGGCGCGATTACTGCCAGAGGTGCGTTGATTTACAAGGCCGGAGATAATGGCGCTGTGTGCGTCTTAGACTTTGGCAGTAACAAAACATCCACCAACACTTTTCCCGTGACGATGCCTGCAAACACAAGCACATCGGCGCTCATTCGGTTTGTTTAAGGAGTATCCTATGTTCAACGAAAAAGCTCAATCTACTGACACCGTAACTGCGGGTCTAGTTGCTGGTACAGCCCTGAAAAATGGCGCTCATGGCGGGGGCGTGTTTCACGTTCAATGTCTAGATAAAGATGGCAACTTAAAGTGGGAAGACGAGATGCACAATCTCGTGGTCAATGTGGGGCTGCAAAACATGAATACTCAGTACTTCACAGGTACTACGTATACGGCTTCGTTTTTCCTTGGATTGGTAACTGGCCCCGGTTCTGGCACGACATATTCCGCCTCTGACACTTTAGGTTCTAAATCATGGACTGAATTCACCGACTACGCTGGCTCACGCAAGTCTGTGACTTTTGGTACGGCTACTACTGCTGACCCGTCCGTCATCAGTAACTCTGCTTCGCCTGCCTCATTCACTATTTCTGGTGCCGGGGGTGTTGTTGCCGGGGCGTTCCTGTGTACTGTGAGCAGTGGCACTTCGGGGGTTTTGTTCTCTGAAGCCGACTTCCAGTCTCCTGGCGACCGTACCGTGGTGAGCGGTGACACGTTGAATGTGACCTACACGTTCAGCCTTGACGCTGCGTAATCCTTTGTGTTCGGTACATCCGCATTTGCCGCCGCGCCCTTTGCTGCTTTAGCAGGGGCAGGCGCGAGCTATGACAGCACGGTTGATGAAGCTGTAACGGCGTCAGATACAGCGGTCAATGCGGTGGCGTTGTTTGCGCCCCTGATTTTGGAAGAGATTGCGGTTGGTGAGAATATTGTTGTCGCTGAATCGAACTTCAGCGCGGCCATAGCAGAGATCGCCACTGCACTGGACACGCCTTCAGCTTTGATGGTGTTCCCGGCGTACTTTGAAGACGCGGCAACTGCTTCGGACACGTTCGCCGCTGCGGCGATTTTTGGAGGGTTGTGTGCAGACACTGCCAGCGTGTCTGATCTGTATTCAGCCCAAGCAGATTTTAACGGGGCATATGCGGATACTGGAACAGTGTCCGACTCGTTTGTTGGGGGACAGGTATATGCCTCACTCGCCCAAGATTTAATGTCAGCGTTGGATACGCCAAGTTCAAATGCGGACCTTTTGGCGTTTTTGGCTGAGCTTGCTACAGGGTTTGATACAACCGCCGCCGCTGCTGGATTTGGGGTTTCTGTGGCCGACACTGCCGCAGGGTCTGACACTACTTTGGTAGCCCCTTCCACGTTTAACGCCGCTGTCAGCGACACCGCCGCTGCTCTGGATTCGCTCTTGGCTTCAGCCGTCTTTCTTGCTACCATACAGGATAGTGCGGTAGGGGCGGATGTGATACTTGCTCAGTTCTTGTGGGAAATCATCAATGACTCACAAACGGCAAATTGGACCGAAATAAACAACTCGCAATCTACCACTTGGCAGGTTGTGAAAACCCAATCGTAAGAGGCACAAATGGCACTCGTAGTAAAAGACAGAGTACAAGAAACCACCTCAACAACGGGGACGGGCACTGTTACGCTTGGTGGGGCTGTCCTTGGGTATCAGTCCTTTGCCACAGTTGGTAATGGCAATACCACGTACTACACCATCGTAGACCTGACCGCAGGGGACTGGGAAGTTGGTATTGGTACGTACACTGCTTCGGGTACAACTCTGTCTCGTACAACCGTGTTGTCTTCCAGCAATGCAGGCTCGTTGGTTCCTTTCGCTGCGGGCACAAAGAATGTCTTTGTGACCTACCCGTCTTCGCGTTCGGTTTATCTGAGCGCGGCGGGGCTGGCTGTTGACGTTCTTGACATTGGCACACTGGGCACCAGCACGGCCAACATCACCACGGCAAATATTACGTCCGGCACAGTATCAACAACACCAACCAACAACACAGACATTGTTAACAAGCAGTACGCCGACGCCATTGCGTCTGGCATCCACTTTCATGAAGCCGTAGCCTTAGCAACTACAACAACTCTACCAGCAAACACATACAACAACGGCACATCTGGGGTAGGAGCTACGCTTACAGGAAACGCTAACGGCGCTTTGTCTGTGGACTCAACACTTACTATTGCCGCAGAACGCATACTGGTAAAGAATGAAGCGGCTGGTGCAAATAACGGCGTGTATGTTGTTACTCAGGTAGGTTCTGCCGGAACGCCTTACATTCTGACTCGTGCTACAGACTTTGATTCTGTTGGTACCGGAGTTGACCAGATTGACGAGGGTGACTTTTTCTTGGTGACCAGCGGCGTTGCTAACCTTAATACTGCTTGGGTACAACAGACTGCACCTCCTATAACGATTGGCACAACAGCACTTGTTTTTCAGCAGTTCTCCGCACCAATCACTTACACCGCAGGGACGGGGCTGTCTGAGTCTCCCACCTACACGTTCAACATCGCTAACACTGGGGTAAGCGCAACAACCTACGGCTCCGCAAGTTCTGTCCCAGTCGTGGCAGTCAACGCCCAAGGCCAGATTACTTCGGCTACCGACACAGCCATTGCCATTGCCGCAGGGGCGGTGTCTGGTCTTGCAGCTTCAGCTACCACGGACACGACCAATGCAAACAACATCACCTCTGGTTCGTTGGGTACTTCAAGGCTCACGGGTTCTTACACGGGTATCACTGGGACGGGGGCATTGGCTGCGGGTTCGTTGGCTTCAGGCTTCACGGCAGTATCGGCTCCTCTGGGCGGCACTGGGCAAACCTCTTATGCCGTTGGCGACTTGATCTATGCAGACACAACCACATCGCTGGCCAAACTTGCAGACGTAGCCGTAGGCAATGCACTGATCTCTGGGGGTGTAGGCGCGGCTCCAAGCTGGGGCAAGATTGGCATGGCAACGCATGTCAGCGGCACACTGCCAATCGCCAACGGCGGTACAAACTCTACGGCGACGGCGACAAACGGGGGTATTGGCTATGGTACGGGCACGGCCCATGCGTACTCAGTGGCGGGCACTTCCGGGCAGGTCCTGCAAAGCAACGGGGCAGCGGCCCCCACTTGGCTTTCTCAATCCAGCATCGCTGCGGGTTCAGCAACCAACGCTACTTTTGCATCATCGGCCACAAACGCCACTTTTGCGACTTCGGCTACCAATGCAACTTTTGCTTCTTCGGCCACCAACGCCAGCGCAGCTACCAACGCAGGCTACGCCACAAATGCTGGTAGGGCGTACCCTAATCGGTCTGACGGTACGGGCATTAACTTTTATTGGTCTGGCCAAGGCGGGCAACCAACTTGGCTTTGGGGCGGCAATGATGGCGTTAATTTTTACGTTTACAACCCCAGCAACTTTGCTGTGTCCTCTGCTTCTAATGCAAGTTATGCCTCTTCGGCAGGTTCCGCTACCAACGCTACGTACTCGAATAACGCAAGTGCGAAGTGGACAAGTGCGGCAATTGCTGGGTCTCAATCTGGAAACACAAGTGCAGTTGAAGTCAGAAACAACGGCGGCACTGGTGATTCAAACCTTGCAAACATCACATTCCATTGCCAAGGGACTTATGGAACGTCACTCCACTTACGGCCAGACGGTTACTTCGGCGTTGGCGGATGGTCAGCAAGCTCATGGAGATGGTACACATATCTAGGCAATGGGGATATGACTGCGGCAGGAAACGTCACTGCATATTCTGACCCACGATTAAAAACAGAAATTACCCCAATCCAGTCCGCTCTTTCCATTGTCCAGCAACTTAATGGTGTTAAATTTAAGTGGATTGAAAGCTCCATAATTGGGCATCCGGGGGAGTACGACTACGGTGTGTTAGCAGATCAGGTACAGAAGGTGTTGCCTGAATTGGTCAGTGATTCGATGCACGAAGCCCCGGAAGGGGACAAATACAAAACAGTTGCATACGATAAATTTGCTCCAATTTTAATTGAGGCAGTCAAAGAGTTAACTGCCAAAGTAACAATGCTTGAAGAGAGCCTGAAAGCACTGGGAGCTAAATAATGACGATGCCATCCAGTGGGGCACTGAATATGGGTGGTACATCCAGCCCGGTTAGTGTCGCCCAAGAACTTGGACTTGGTTTGACTACAACTATTTCAATGAACCAAGCCAATGTGCGGACTCTTGCTGGTGTTGGCGGTAGCGGTACAACGTGGAGCATGAGTTCGTTATACGGTAAATCAAATGTAACTCCTTCCGTTGAATATCTTGTAGTTGCTGGCGGGGGTGGTGGTGGCTTCAGTAATAACGATTCCCGTGGCGGTGGTGGCGGTGCGGGGGGTATGCTCACTGGTTCAGTAGGCGTATCAAAGGGTGTGACGTATACAGTCACCGTAGGCGGTGGTGGTGCGACCTCTTCAGGGGCGTCTTCAAATGGTGGCAATTCTGTATTTTCCTCAATAACATCAACTGGCGGTGGCGCTGGCGGTGGCCCTCCCGGACAAAACGGATTTTCTGGTGGTTCAGGCGGGGGCGGCGGACAAAACGGAGCCACTTCTGGCGGTGCAGGTACAGCCGGGCAAGGAAATACCGGCGGAAATGGTGGCTACGATGCAAATGGCGGGCAATGCGGTGGCGGTGGCGGTGGCGCAGGTGCAGTTGGTGCGACTGGTACTGGCAGTATTCAAGGTGTTGCAGGTGGTAACGGTTTAACTTCTTCTATTACAGGGTCATCAACTTATTACGCTGGTGGGGGCGGTGCTGGTGGACAAGTTGACGGTGGCCCCGGTGGGCTTGGTGGAGGTGGATTTGGTGGCGACGGACGTGGTGACGGAGCAAGACCAACCGCGCCCGCAACTGCCGGAACTGCAAATACAGGCGGAGGTGGCGGTGGTGGCGGCAATGGCGCATACTCGGCTGCTGGCGGTTCTGGAGTTGTGATTGTTCGATATTCAAACGCATATCCAGCCGCAGCGTCAACAACAGGGAGCCCATCTCTTACAAATACTGGCGGCTATCTTATTTACAGGTGGACGGGGTCAGGATCAATAACACTCTAGAGACATGGCACATTTTGCACAACTTAATGAACAAGGCATAGTCACACAAGTTATTGTTGTGGCTAATGATGAATTGTTGGTGGATGGCGTAGAGGACGAAGCAAAGGGGGTTGCTTTTTGTCAGTCTTTGTTTGGCGGCGACTGGAAACAAACAAGCTACAGTGGAAGTATTCGGAAAAATTACGCTGGTCTTGGGTATACCTACGACGCTAAGCGTGATGCGTTTATTCCCCCTCAACCGTATCCAAGCTGGGTGTTGGTAGAAGAAACTTGTAATTGGATTGCGCCTGTTTCTTATCCTACTAACGGTGGGATATATCAATGGGATGAAACAACGGCAGCTTGGGTTGAATTTATAAAGGAAAACCAATGAGCACATATTCCTCAAATCTTCGGATTGAACTGCCGACTAGCGGCACCCAGGCGGGTGTTTGGGGAGACACGACCAACAACAATTTGGCGTATATCCTAGATACCGCTGTCAGTGGGTATCAGACGGTCAGCGTGACTTCTGCCAGCCAAGCCCTGACATACACAAACGGCCCAACGTCCACAGCAGCAAGCAACCAAGCTGTGTATGCCATGTTGCGGTTCACCACCACGACTGGTGCTGCCTTCGCTGTCTATGCACCCCCTGCCTCCAAAGCGTACATCGTTTGGAACAACAGTGGTTATTCAATGACCATCTACAACTCGTCTGTGATTGGCAACACCACAGCAGCGGGAACAGGGGTCACGGTCACCGACGGCTCCAAAGTCATGGTCTGGTCTGATGCGACCAACTTCTATGAACTGCAAGCCGCAAACCTGACTGGTACTTTGGCGGTTGTCAATGGTGGTACAGGCGCAACCACTGCGGCAGGAGCAAGAACAAATTTAGGTTTGGTCATTGGTACAAACGTACCTTCTCCTACTGGAACCGGGGCGTCAGGTACTTGGGGTATTAACGTCTCAGGCAGCGCAGCCAGCGCCACAAATGCAACTCTGGCTACTACCGCCACTTTGGCCACTTTAGCTACTACTGCCACTTTGGCCACTACAGCTACGCTGGCTACGCTTGCAACACTAGCGTCTTCCGCAACAAATGCAACTTTTGCCACCTCCGCAGGGTCTGCCACCAATGCCGGGGCTGCTACTAACGCGGGGTTTGCGACCAGTGCGGGGTCCGCCACCAATGCAACTTTTGCCACTTCCGCAGGGTCTGCCACCAACGCAGGGTTTGCCACTAACTCAACAACCGCTGCCAATGGTGGGGTAACTTCAGTTAATGGTTTGACTGGCGCTGTTAGTATGACGGGCTATGGTGATATTGGCTCATATGTAATTGCTGGATCAACCGATTTTAATACGGTGTCTACCACCTATAGCGCCGGTACGACGGTTGCTGGAAGCACTCTAACCAGATCATCTGGTAACCAAGGTGGTGGTTCTGGGTCTGGTGCAAATAACGTAGCGTTAAATATGTGGTTTGGCGGTGGCTTTAACGGGTATGGAAACGGGACTACGATGGCAAGTAGTTTTGCTGATACAAATCTAGGACTAAGTGGGACTTGGCGATTAATGACTTTTGCGTATTACAGCGCTGGCTACGGTCAGTATTATCCAGTTGGACTTTTTGTAAGGATTGCATGATGTACTACACAGATGTAAAAAACCCTATTTGGGCTAACCCGGACAGAACCGCTGTCGTATGCCAAGTGCTATTTGAGGGGCAGTCCGAGTATTTTCCGTTTGGGGCCGTACCCCATGACGTAGAAGCACATGGCGTACAGATATATTCTGAATGCGTGTCTGGTAAATGGGGACCAATTGAAGACTATGTTGAACCTGTACGACCACCGAATACTGCGGAAGCAAATAAATCAATAGCGTCTCAACTGTTGGCTGACACCGATTGGGTAATGGTTCCAGATGTAGCGGATGCAACGCTCAGTAATCCATATCTGACAAACAAAGCGGATTTTGTTGCATATCGAAACCTGCTTCGCGCTATCGTTATAAGCCCTACGACTGGAGATTTATCTTGGCCAAATAAACCAACGGCAAATTGGAGCACTTAAATTGATCCTATCACGGCATTTGCACTTTGCAAGTCGGCCTATGAGGGCATAAAGGGGTGCGTTGCCGTCTACCAAGACCTGAAGAAAACAGGCAATGATCTGACAAAGATCACAACTGAGGTTGGTGGGGCGCTCTCAAGCTTCTTCAAAGGCCAAGCGGAACTAGAAACCAGCCACGAAAAAGCGGAATTTCAACGGGAAGACAACAGGAAAAAGGGGATCAAAGACGACCTTGCCACACAAGCCATAGACAACGTGATGTATCTGCGGCAGACCAAGCAGTTTTATGCCGATCTTGAGAGAATGGTGCGCTGGGAGATGGGAATGCCTGATCTCTGGCGTGAGATCGTTGAAGAGTATCAACGGCTGTTGGATCAAAAATCGGAGCAAGCGGCTCGTGAATTGCACGAAAAGCGGGTGAAAGCATGGCGGCGACAAAAGTTAAAAAATCAGATACTGGACAGGGTGTTGGAAACGGCGGTGGTGGTTTTCGTAATCGGTTACCTGATATGCCTGCTGTGGATAATCAGTCTTCATCATCGGGGTCGATTGGATACCTTTTTGTCTTAGTCCTGTTTGCGCTGGTCTTTGTGTTGGTGCTCCCTTTGGTTGGGATGTTGTATGTGGACACGATGGTAGTGAAGCGAGAGGCCAAGGCCCAAATGGAGAAGGTTGAAAAGCTGCGGAAGCAGGTTGAAGAAGATGCCAAACGAGAAGCCGAACCCAGATGACACCTTGAGCAAGGTGCTGGCCTATGTGGACAGCCCGTTTAAGTTGATCGCCATCCTGGTGATGGGGGTTGTGGCCTTCTCAGGGTATTTTCTTTGGCAGAACCAAGAATTGTTGGTGGGGGCATACCGGGAGAACCAGAAGATGCCCTCCATTGCAGAAGACAGAATTGAGGATGCGGC